CCATGCCGGACACGTCGACCGTCGCGTCCACGTTCATCTCGGGCGCTGAGCCTGTTTTGATGCGCGAGGTCTTCGACGGCTGTCTGCGCTGCTACGGGCCAACGCATATCGGCGAGTGCCCGCCGGGGCTATGATCCGCTCATGCCGTGGCACATCGAAGCGGACAACCCGGACTGCGCAGGCTGGGCCGTCGTCAAGGATGACGACGGCTCCATTGCCGGTTGCCACGACAGCGAGCAGATGGCCCAGGACCAGATGGCCGCGCTGTACGCCAACGAGCCCACCATGGCTGTCGAGCCGATGATGGACCCGACGCCCGGCATGATGGATCCGCAGGTCACGCAAGCTGAGTTCGACGTGCCGACGTTGACGAATCCTGACGCGCCACCGTCGGACTCGGCTGCCCTGGTCGACGTCATGACGATGCTGCCGGGCACGCCCTGCTACGGGGTGGCCTGCGTCGAGGGCATCCCGGACGGCTCGATGCCCAAGCACATGTGGGCGCCGGGCAGCTTGGTCTTCTCGCCGACCCCGTTTCCGTTCAAATTTCAGCCGGCCGAGGACGACGGCCACGAAGGCGCGATGATCTCGGGCCGCGTAGACGCCATGTGGCGCGACGGTGCCCTGATCCGCTGGATCGGCTGCATGGACTCGGCCGGCGTGGTCGGTGCCGAGCATGAGCGCCTCATTGCAGGCGACTTCGCCCGCGGTGTCTCGATTATGGCTGACGACGTCACCGAGGCCGACATCGAGTACGTCATGCCGCCACCGCCCGACCCGAGCACCATGGTCCAGATCGACGGCGCGCCGGTCGAGGGCGACGACATGATGATGATGGAGTCTGCGGCGGCACCCGTCATGGAGATCTACCACCACGGGCGGGTACGGAGCCTGACCGGGGTGGCCGAGCCGGCCTGGGTCGAGTGCACCGTCTCGCTGGGCATCTCGCCGTTCAGCCCGCCGATGGCGCCGGACGTCTCGCCGCTGGCCGAACTCGACGCTATGGCCAGCGAGATGGAAGCGCCCGTCCCCGTGGCCGTCCCGCTGGTCGCCGCCGGCTTCTCGATCAACATTCCGGAGCTCTGGCCGGAGTGGTGGTTTGAGCAACCCAGCGAAGCCGAGCTTGCCCAGGTCGCCAGCGGCGCGGTGCAGATCACGCCTGACGGTAGGGTGTGGGGGCTGCTTGCACCGGCCGGCGTTGACCACCGCGCCTTCCGCGGCCAGGGTCTGCAGCGTCGGGCGCCGCGCGGCATCGACTATTCGGAGTGGCAGAACAAGGCGTGCATCGTGGCCGGCGCCGACGGCGGCGTTTACAAGATCAACGCCGGAACGGTGACGTTTGGGTGCGGCCACGCCAGCCCGGTCGACCCGCGCCGCGCCGATCCCGCCTGGGCCGCTGAGCACTACGACAACTCGTGCAGCGTGGCCATGCGGGCCAGAGCCGGCGAGCACCCGCGGTACGGCACCTGGTTTGCCGGCGGCCTGGCGCACGGCCTCACCGCGAGCAGCTTCGAGCAGATTATGGGTTGCGCGCTGTCCGGTGACTGGCAGGGCGGCAAGCTGAAGGCCGCGCTGCTCGTGCCCTGCGAGGGCTTTCCGGTCGCGGTCACAGCGTCAGTGCGAGAGCGCATGGGAACCTTGGTCGCCAGCTCGGTGCCGATTCAGTTCCAGGCGCCCGAGCCGGACCGTACCCTCGACTTTGTCTTCGACATGGTTGCTAGTGCTCGCTATGACGAGATCGCGGCGGCCAGGTTCGATGAGATCGCCGAAGAGCTTGCACGCGAGAGGGGGTGAACGAGATGGAGAGTGACTATCGCGTGGTCCTCGGCTGCAACTGCGGGACGGCCAGCGGTGCGACAGCCTCGCAGCCGACGCCAGTGAAGACCGGCGTCGAGGGCGAGACCGGCGCGGCGCAGCCGAAGCCGACCACGACCTGATAGCGCATTTCGATCACAACCGTCTACGATGACCAGCAACGCGTGACCTCCGGATGCAGCTGGAGAGACCGAATCTCATCATTCGTTCTCCCAACCTCTGCGATGGAGGGCATCCAATGCCGAAGACCAACGGGGGCACCGGCGACCAGGGTGCCCCGTTCACACTGCCCGAAGACCTCGAGTCCCTGACCGCCGAAGGCTTGGCCGAGCTTTTCGAGTCCGCCAGCACCCAGATGGACGCCATCGTGGGCGAGCGCGACCCGAACAAGCTCCCGGCCCTGTCCGAGCTTCGCACCGCCCGGCAGACCATCAAGGCGCAGATGGAGAAGGTCGCGGCGCAGCAGGCCGAGATCGACGCCCAGTTCGACGAGATCGCCGCCGAACTCGCCGAGGTCAACACCGAGCAGGCGCCGGCTGATCCCGCGCTCGAGGGTGAACTGCAGGACGCGCAGGGCGCTCCCGTCGCCCCGGCCGCTGCGCCGCAAGCTCCGGCCCCGCAGCTGGTCACCGCGTCGGGACGGCCGCAGGGTGGCGCGGTTGCCGTCTCCCGTGACGTCGGCGGCGTGTCCGGTCCGTCGCACCGGCTCAACCCGTCGCTGTCCGGCGCACGTGCGGTTGCTCCGCAGGCCAGCGCGACGCCGCCAGAGGCCGAGCTCATCATGACCGCCGCCGCGCACTCTGGGCGGGCGAAGGTCGGCATGGGGGACCGGATCCAGAGCCTCGGCCAGCTGGGCAGCCTCATCGAGGACCGGGCCCGCGGCCTGTCCGACGCGAACGGCTTCCGCCAGACGCTGCCCGGCGGCACCGCCTTCAAGCACCAGGCCCGGCGGCACACCGACTCCTACGGCGGCACGATGGTCGCCTCGATCCGCCAGCAGTTCGACACCGTGCTGCACGACAAGAGCCCCGGCGACGTCGTGCAGGCCTACATCGAAAAGCTGGGCGCGCAGCGCAACGCCAGCCAGTTCGAGTCGCTCGTGGCCGCCGGCGGCTGGTGTGCCCCAAGCCAGATCCGCTACGACTTCTTCAACATCGCCTGCCAGGACGGCATGATCGACCTGCCGACCTTCGGCGTCGAGCGCGGCGGCATCATGTTCCCGGACTCGCCGTCCCTGGCCGACACGTTCTCCCCGGCCCTGCCCTGGTATACGGCGTTCAGCAACGCCACCGTGCCGTGGCTCTGGACCGAGGGCGACGACATCCTGGCCCTGACCGGCTCGCCGGCCAAGCCGTGTATCCGGGTGCCCTGCTCGACCATGATCGACCGGCGGCTTGAGTGCTACGGCATCTGCCTCACCGCCGGCAACCTGGCCGACAACGCCTGGCCCGAGTCGACCGCCAACTTCCTGAAGCTGCTGATGGCGGCGCACTACCACGCCTCCAACGCGCGGTACATCTCGACCATCGTCGGCCTCTCGACCGCCGTGGCCGGCTGCACGGCGACCGGATCGGGGGCGGCGGCACCGCTGCTGTCCACGGCCGAGCTCGCAGCCTGGGACTACCGGTCCAAGTACGGCATGTGCGAGACCGACGTGCTCGAGGCCGTCTACCCGGCGTGGGCCAAGGGCCTGATCCGGGCCGACCTGGCCAAGCGCACCGGCGTCTCGGACTTCATGAACGTCACCGACGCCATGATCGGCGACTGGTTCTCGCTGCGCGGCGTCCGGGCCCAGTTCGTCCAGGACTACCAGGTGCGGGCGGCCGGCCAGCCCGGTGCGGCCACGCCGATCACGTCCTACCCCGGTACGGTCAGCAACCTGCTGTACGCGGCCGGCACGGTGGCCCGCGGCAACGGCATGTCGCTCGACCTCGGCGTGGTGCGCGATTCCACGCTCAACGAGACGAACGACTTCACTGCGGCCTGGATGGAGGACTGCCACCTGATCGCGCAGTTCGGCCACGAGGTCCGCCAGTACACCAGCAACGTCTGCCCCGACGGCACCACCGGCGCGGCCGACCTCACCAGCTGCTGCCCGTAAGGCGAACCGCCTTACGGCTCATGAACACGACGATGAACGAGAGGGGGTAACACGGGATGGCCGGACCACGGACACTCGTGCCGCCCCCGACGTTCGACCCGCGCAACTACGGGCTGTTGTCCGTCGTGCAGGCCCGCTATGACGAGCCCGATGCGCACTGGCGCAACGGAGCCATCTGGCAGGACATTTGCGGCCTGGGCTCCAGCACGTACGACCCGTTCTGTCTGGTCGACTCCACGCCCGCGGCTAAGGCCGACAACATCAACTGGAACACCTACGCGGCCAACCCGTTCACCGTGTTTGCCGAGGTCGACTGTTCACCGGTCGGCTACAGCCAGGAAGAGCAGCGCTCCCGTGCTGTTGACGCGCTGACCCGCACCGAGGCCTACCAGGTCGAGAATGTCTTCTGGACCGGGTCAGCCGGCGGTGACGCGAACATCGTCTACCCGCACCTCGCGGCCAATGCCGCGGTCAACGATGCCACGCTCTTCCCGGTCACCCAGCTGCAGTGCGCGGCGACTGCGGTTTCCGGTTCGGTGATCCTGGACGCAGTCGAGGGGCTGGGTCGGCTCGAGGCCGCCCTGGCCGCCTGCTATCAGGGCAAGGGTGTCATCCATGTGCCGGTCCTGCTGGCCGCGCAGCTCTTCCAGTGGAATCTGGTCGAGGCCAACGGCGGCCAGCTTCGCACGAAGGCCGGCAACCTGGTCGCCATCGGCGGCGGGTATCCGGGCACCGGACCGACCGGCACGCTGCTACCAAACGCGCTCTGGATCTACGCGACCGGGCCGATCTTCGCCTACCGCAGCGCGCCCGAAACGTTCCGCTTCGTCGAGCAGTTCGACCGCACCGACAACACGCTGCGAACCATCGTCGAGCGGACCTACGTGCTCGGCTACAGCTGCTGCTGCCTTCCGGCCGTACCGATCAGCGTCGGCGGCGACATCACCGGCCAGCCACTCTCGGCGTTCTAGGAGCAGCCCATGAGCCAAGCACTGCTTTGCGCCAGCCCGATCGAAGGCCTGGTTTTGCGGATCACCAAGCTCAACTCGTGCGGCGTGCCGATCACCGGTACGGGCGGCGTGGCCTCGCCGGACGCCGGCTCGGCGCAGATCGTCATGGACGGCTTCACCGAGATCACGCCATCCCCGCAGTACGACACCGGCGACCGCGTGATCACGCGCAAGGCCAATGGCACGCTCTGCCAGAATTTCAAGATCCCGGATCAGTTCACCAACGATGAGCTGACCATGAATTTCTGCGTCTGGAATCCGGCGCTGATCCCGCTCACCATCTCGGGCAGGCTGCTGTCCTCGACGTCGACGCCCACCGGCAGCGGCTTCGCCCGCGGCACCTGGTCGAACATCACCATGGCCCACTGGTCGCTCGAGGTCTGGCAGGCGCCGCCGCAGGCCTGTGACTCGTCCGGCACGGTGCTGTACCCGTACCACGCGTGGCCGCACATCGCCGACGGCAAGATCGGTGACTTCAATATCAACCTCGACGCGAACATACTTCAGATCATGGGTAACACGTACGACGCCAGCCCACTCTGGACCGTCGGGAACAGCTACCTGGGGACCGGCCAGGTCGTCTTCGGTGACCACCACCTCTACAACCTGGAGAACACGGCACCGCCGCCGAGTGCCTGCTTCCTCGCCAACTACCCGTGATCTACGCTAGGGCCGTAGCCGGACAAGCTGCACGGTCCTAAGTGGTGGCATCAGGGCGGCCGATACCCCCGGGGGCGGCCGGCCTGATTCGTCGC